CGTTGTAGCCAACGATCACTTTTTTCCGTTCGTAGGCGGCTGGTGCGATCGAAGCCAGGCTCGGAGTCAACGCGATCCCTGACACCGCGGCGGCCTGCTCGTCGATCGCGGCCCACAGCGCCGGCAAGGTGTCGGCGATGAACGCGACGGTGACGCCGATGCGGCCATCGGGCATGACGTTCGCCCTAACACCCGTGTAGGTGTTCTCGTCAATGCTGGAATCGACAGCCAGGACACCGCCAGGCGGGATCTCGGGAACGATCAGCCGGTCGAACGTGCCAGGTGCCAGCCACGACTGAGCGCTCGAGATCCACAGGTTCAGGGACGCTCGGTGAAACGCGGCCTTGTCGGCCATCTCGGACTCGTCGCGCAACGTCTCGAGGTCGAGCAGGTAACCGATAGCGGGGTTGGCCATCGGCCAGTAAACCTCGTCGGTCGTGTCGACGCCCGAAGGGATTGACCATTCGGCGAAGAAGAGTTTGCTGTCGGCTTTGGTGTCGATCGTGCGCAGGCCCTCCTCCCGCAGCTTGAGCATGGCGTGGGAGTCCTCCGTGCCAGCGGTCGACCAGCAGGACAGCAACGATTGTTTGCGGGCCCGCTGTGATGGGATCGCGCCATTGAAGATCACATCCGGCGAAATGTTCCACAGCTCGTCGGCGATGATGTAATCGGGGGAAAACCCGTGGAACGCTCGAGGTGTGGCGGCCTGAACCAGCCAGCGGGATCCGTCCGGCATGACGCACTCGTTGCGGCCATAGCTCCAGTAGGGCTTGGCCCCAAACTTAGTCTCGAGGATCGGGGCGAGCGCCTCGAAGAGCTCAACGGCCAAGTCGAGGTTGTGGGCGGTCGTGATCAGTAGCACCGGCTCGCCGCGGCGAATCGGTTCCTTCACCAGAATCCACAGAGCCAGGGCTTTCAGAGCCACGGTCTTGCCGTTCTGGCGGGCGACCGAAACCAAACTCCGCTTGTAGCAAAGTGCACCGGCATCGTCATGGGCAAGCTGCCCCTCGAGCGCCGTTATCTGCCACGGCATTAGATCGACACCAAGCACGTCCTTAGCCAAGGCCGCCACCTCAGCCGCATACGAGCCCGAACCCTTAGGTACCGACACGAGCCTCGGCGGGATCAGCGCAGGCCGAACCACATCACCCGAGATCAGCCCAGATCCGTCCCCTTCAAGAGCCTTCTGCCCTTTCGGGGATACATCGACGGATGGGGTCGGGGGCGTTATTTTTTGATTTTCAAAAAAAGTTTCTGATTTTTTTTGTTTATTTCGGTTTTGTGTCGACATCGCGCGTTTTTTTGCCAGGTATTCGGCTCCGCGTCGTGCGTTGCATTTGTGGCATGCCGGTACCCAGTTCTCAATGTCCATTGGGTCGTGGCCGCGATCAACCTCAATCAGGTGGTCAACGGTTGTCGCCTTGGCTCGCTTGCACCAATGGCAGGTGGTGTTGTGTTCGAGGAACTCAAGCCGTTGTGCTCGATAGGCCGCGGTGTCGATGTCTCGGCGTGGTTTGCCTTTGCTTGTCATCGGGCGAGTCCGTCGCCTTTGCAGTCTGGGCAGACGGATGGGAGGCCTGCGAAGCCTTCAGCAATCACGCCTTGTCCTGAGCAATACCCACAGAGTTTTGGTTCACTACCTAAGACAGTCTGTAAGTCTTTATCCGTACTTAGTATCAGTTCTTGTTTAGACGACTGGTTTTCCGACGACTGGTTTTCCGTCGTCGGTGTGTCTCGTTTTCCCCTGAGTTTCCCCAAGATGTGCACAGCCTTTGGGTAGTCGTAGAAGTGCAGTTCTGTGGTGTAGCGGCCGCGTTCGTCTTGGGATTTGACGCGCCTGGCGTAGCCGGTGGCGATGAGCTCGTTGATGGCGGCCCTGATCGCGTCGCGGCCTTCGAGGCCTTGGCGGGCGAGTGTTTCGCCGCTGGTGCGCCAGTTGTCCGGCATCGACAGGACGTAGGCGAGTACCCCGCGGGCTCGATAGGACAGGTAAGGGTCTCGAAGGGCTCGGTTTGGGAGGATGGTGAAGTCACGCTCGATGCGTGGTGTTCTGACGATCATTGTGTTGGGGCTTTCTGTTGGGTTAATTTGTTGGGTTTTCATCGCGGATGCCTTTGAGGCGGCGCTGGATGAAATGCAGGTCTGTGGGCCGCCAAACGTAGACTTCGGCACCAGCGGCATCGAGGGTGCGGCACCAGTCAACCTGGGGCTCGCTCAGGCGGCCTTTAAGGGTCTTGAGTTCCGCGATCACTAGGCCGTGCTTCTCGTGGGCCATGATGATGTCCGGGAAGCCGTTGTGGCCCTGGACATGGGTCAACCATCGGCCGGTTGCGCTCATGCCAGGGCGAACGTGGTGCACTTTCCAGCCATGCAGAATCGCTAGGGCGATCACCTGGTCTTGGAATTGTTTTTCGCTAATCGGCCACGGGTCGCTCATTGGCCCTCCAGGCGTTGATGACGTCTTGGGCCGCCTCGATCTGGTCGCGGGCCGCCGCACGAAGCTTCAAGTGCTCCTCTAGGAGGGCGTTGTAGTCTCCGGCGAGGACGACACGAATCCATTCGTTCGGGGCGATCTCGACGAAGTGGTACGGGTCGGTGTCGGGGCGGAAAGGCCAAGGCAGGTCACTCACCGAGAGCCTCCTTTAGTTCTGCCCGCAGGCGTTCAATCTCATCAGCGGCTTCAAACAATGTCAAAACTCGTGGGTCGCCTTTGTCAATCGCCATATCTGGAATCGCCCGTAGTCGGGTCACAATGTCATCACTCATGGCGCGGCCCCGAAGTTGAGGGATGTTCCTGAATTGCTCGGCGTTTGCGGTCGCGTTCGGCCGCCAGGTCGTTGCTCCAGTCGTCCCAGACGCGCACGATGAAATATGCGACAATGGCAGCAATACCGAACTGCAGCAGGGTGGTGAACAGGGTTTTCATCAGAAGGGCTCCTCGTCGTCTGGCATAAGCATCGGCGGTAGTTCGCCGCGTTTCAATGCTTCGATCAGTTTTGCAGCGTCAGCGGAAGCCAGGTCGGATGGCAGCTGCGGCACGACTGGCGGTTTGAGTTTGCGACACAAATCGGCGATGAAGATCCGCTGCTTTTCGGTGGCGAGGCCTGACGGGCGGCTGGAGTATTGGGCGGGTTGGCCGCCAGCGCGTTGAACCTTGCTCATTTCCTCGCGGCTCGGCCGTTTGCTTGGGTCTGATCCTGCGAAACCTGCGTTAGCGAGCGCTCGACCGACTGCTGACGTTTCGCAGTTCTCAACGTGGCTAGTTGAGTTGACGCCGCGCTCCGTGACGTGCTCTTCGGCGTAGCCAGTCGCGATCAGCAGGCCGTCGACGTAGAGGCTGGCTTTGAACATGCACCACTCGTCGCCGCGGTGCACTAGGTCGGTCAGCACTTGGGTTTTGCCGTCTGTCGCTTCAAGCCACCTGGCTAGTCGGGCCGATACCGGCTCGTAGTCGTCAAGGTTGAATGTCATTGTTGGGGCTCCTTCGGTCAGGCTTTCGCTTTTTCGATCATGTCGAGCAGGTCGGCCGCGATGCGCAACTTGTCGCTGTAGGTCGATGATGGGGGTGCCAATTCGGCCGCCACAATCATCAGGGCTTCGACGACATCGGTTTTGCGGTAGATCGGGATGATGTATTTGGGCTTTGCGATCTTGGGCTTTGGCTTCGCCGCGGCCGGTGCACTTGCAGGGCGTCCACGCTTTTTTGCGATGGGCGCGGGTGCCGGTGCAAACGGTTCATTGTCTGCGTCGTCAAAATTGTCGAAAATGTCATTCATTGCACGGTTTCCTTTGTTGTTTGGGTTGTTACTGATGATTTGGTGCCCCACGGCCGCCAGCCGTAAAGCTTCCAAAGCTCCAAACCGACCTTCAGGTTGCGCTTCGGGTCGGTCAGATCGGTGCGGCTGGTGATCCAGCCGTTGCGGGTGGCCCAACCTACGTTGCTGCCGTTGATTTGCAGCAGGCCGTAGGAGCCTCCCCACGGGTCTCGCGGGTTGTTGGCGGTTGGTGCGCAGCGGGATTCGCGCCACATGATGCGGGCAAGGTTCCAGCGTTCGGTTTTGGGCCAGCCGACCTGTCGTGCCAGGTTGACGTAGCGGGTGCAGTCCGGCGACACGGCGGCGTCGGCGGGGGTTGCGGTGAGTGTTGCGGCGATCAGCACGGCTGCCGCGGCTCGCCTAACGGCGGGCTCCTCGGTC